GCCATAGGTATCGTCATCGATGTCGTCACGCGGAATGGCAACACTCGATTCAAACTTCTTGTTCTTAACGCTGTAGTCATGCAAGGCCAAGCTTTTAAGTTGGCGGTCACCTAACCATTCACGCATACGTGGAAACTGGCCCAGCCAAGCATACGTAGTGGTACTGGTGGTGGATGGCACCAGAGTCGCCACTTTGTTCCAGGTTGGCGTAGTGTCTTTTAATCCCTTGTTAAAGGACGTTTTAATCGCCGTAAACAGCGATGATAAATTGGCTTTATTGATGATCATGGGTTTCGCTCCTAACGAATGAATGGGTTAATGGCTTACGAATAAAACGGACAGTTATGCGATATCAACCCACACGCCGATAGCATCAACATCAACGATATTTCCCAGAGCGCTGCGAGTGCTACCTCCGTCAGTTTTCGCCACGGTCTCATCATCGATTACATAAGCCGTGTTACCGATATCGGCGCGAGTGATTGAGCTGTCATTGATAAAACGATGGCAACCGTTAACGCTGGGCACTGACTCAGCCCCTGCAATGCCGCCAAGGTTGCTTATCTGCTGCGTCGCCACACCACGGGATTTCAATCCTATGGCTGTTTGTCCTGGTACGGCATTGCCCGAAGCATCGAGCATTACAATTGCGCCAGCATAAAACAGCACCGCTGCTGCCATAGGATCATGGCGGTCACGATTGGCACGTGTCGGGGTTGGACGGTCTTTAGTTAACGCCATTACGCATCCTCCTTATTCATCGAAGCTTTGAACTCATCAGTCGTGAGTCCCATATTTTTACAAACCGCGAGCTGATCAGTACTCAGTTGCTCGCCCTCTTCCCCAGGCTTTTGTTTGCCTTGGGTCTGGGTAGTTTTAAGCGCGGCAATCGCTGGGCGGGCTTCGAGCATGTTTTTAAGGGCGGCTACACCTTGTTGCTGACCAAAGCTGGTGAGATAGTCGGTTTCAGCCTCAAGCACCTTGTCAGCGTTATCTTTAAGTAGTTGCTCAACCGAATCTTTATCATTGCCGGCTTTTAGCGCAGCCATCGCGGTGACGGTGGCGTCATAAGTGGCTTTAGGCACGTACTTACTCAAGTCCACTTCGCCGCCTTTGCTATCAGCGCCACCCGCTTTAAGGGCCGCAACAGACTCGTTCGCCGTATTAAGCTCAGCCTCCAAGGTGCTTGCCTTATCGGCTTTTACCTTTAGGGCTGCAATAGTCGTGGTGGCTGTGTCGGTGACCGCTTTCAGAGCTGCAGCGTCACTTAAATCGCTGGGCGCATCGATACCCAACAAGCCAAGCAACAGCGTTAATGCGTTATTCATGGGTTTGTTTCCTTGTGTTGATTGAGAGGGAATATTTGGATTAGCAGAATTGGAGTGAGCACTGGCGTTAAGCGCCCCCTGTTTGAGTGCCGCAATCGCTTTCATGCCATCAAGGGCGGGGTCATTGGTTAAAGCAACGTGCAGCAACGCCAATGGGCGTCCAGATTGGGCGTCATAGCTAAAAACAGCGGAGGTGTAGCGATACTCTTTATTGGCAATGAACTTGGCTGCAGCAGAAGTCCAATCGACATTAAGTGCAAACAAGCCTTCACCAGGCACATACTCAAGCTCATTGAACCACCCAGCAGCGGGTGCAGGTTTGCCATTAGCATCGCTGTTTAAGGTTTGATGTTCGTAGTCAAAATGAAAGTCGTTGCTGCGTTCAGTGACGTTGGTTTGAATGTTGGAATAGGCCAATGCATCCATTAACCACTTGCCACCAGGCACTTCGAAGGGCCGCCCATCTTTAGCCGCAAACTCACCATCAGGCAGCAGCTGCACGCGAGAGCTGTTGTTATTATTGTTGTTAATGCCGAGCTGGGCCGTCTCACCATCAAAAGCGAAAGTCAGTACTGCTACAGACTCACCATCAACAGATGTAAGATTGTGCATAGCTGACAGAGCAGCAATAGAGTTGGATGAGAGGTTTAATGTTTTCATAGCCCCATGATGCGGGGCTATTGGCTAGGTAGGGATTGGAAAGGTTTCGGGAAGTATTCCTTGTTTAAGTAAAAATGTAGTTATAGGAATGTTTAACGACTAGTTTTTGAATAAGTCACTTATCGCTTCTTCTAGGCTTTTCATCATGTCTTCTGATTCAAGAATACTCTTTAAAACATCGTCACATTGTATCAAGGCTGAATCACCAACTAATTGTGTCAAATTACCAATTTTAAACGAGAGCTCATAAATATAAATACCACTTAAATAAGAGTTTTCACTTAACTGGTGATATTCAACTGTTAAAAGAAATACACTTATAAGACTACGAGTAATATCATTCCATTGTTTAGTTTCATATCCACCAGTTCGCATTTTTCTATTTACATATTTAGTACACGCCTCTTTTTGTGAGCTTGTAAAGGTCTCTCCATCCCATTCACTTTCAATTAGGTTATGGCAGCAGATAATCAATTTAGGGGGGTATGATTTGCCATATATAGCATAAGAAACTTCACTTTGACTTGCAACAGGCTGCTTAATCAATTCATTGTATTTACTATTTTGTTCCTTTAATACACGGGTTAATTCATTTAAATAGGACTCTTTTTTCAAGTGTAAAACCTGCCCTTCTAACGCTAAACGGCTCTTTTCCGCTTCACTCTTTGTAGCAGCAAGCTCTTCTCGAGTTAACCGCAACTCTTTCATCTGAATGTTAATAGACCAAATAAGCAAACCGATCGTAGCAAAACCAAGAATAGGGTTGAGAGTTCCGCCGAGAAAATCACCAAATTGAGCAAACGTTTCCTGAGTTCCTAACGGGCCATTGAACTTGCCGAAGTACAAAAACAAAATACTAATCGCTATACTTAAAACAAAAACCAGTGAGACTTTAAGCCACATTGGTAAAGTACCAATTTCTGTATCCTCACCTTTGGCTTCACTGTCATTTTTGACCTGATTATTACTATTCATTTAAACGTTAACCTTAAACTCGGCCAGACAGCCAACAAAAGCATCTTTCTCACCATTCGTATTGATTAATGCTGCTGCACTGCTTTCATTTAACACCACATTACCATCATTGAAAATATCAGCACTCATGAGAAGATAGTTAAAGCTCCCTGTGTATGTTTCGACACGATAACCTGTCGCCCGTAATGATTGACGGACTTCAAAATTAGTTAAGCCGGAATGTGCCCTATTGAAACCATCGGTTAAGCAATCAACGAAGTGCGGGACTTTTTCTATAGGCACATTACCTGAGGAGACCACAAAAAACTCATCCTTGTCGGTTCGAGTTGGTGCTGCGCACGCCGCCAACATGAGAGAGAGCGCAAGAATAAATACATTTTGCACTAATACACATCCTTATGATTTTCGATAACTTACAACATCATATTACAATGATTATCCATAATCACTGCCTTTGTTCACGAAGATGAGTACCTGATAGTGTTTAAAAGCTGTTTAAACCAATCACGGTTGATAAATGAAGACTTGTTGGTATCTCATGCTTCAAGGTCAGACTTAAAGTGCTTACGATACGCTTGAGGGGGATTCACTAGATACATATCAAACTATAAGTCGAGTCACTTAGTCAAAACATACAAGACTTATTCACAACGAGCTCTCTATCTATACCACATACTCCCATTCTACTCTTTTGGCACGCTTGACATGTTTATCAGTCACAAAGCTTAGGGGAACCTTTATATTCTTCTTCGCATCAAATGTAGCGCCACTGTAGATGGTAACGCGATGATCTTGATAGACCGCACGCTCAAGCATTTTCTTTGCTTTGTTGAATGAGTCATTGGATGTATTACCCGCAGCGCTAGTTGCTGAACTAAAAGCCAATAAGACAAAAGGAAGTACAGTTTTAATAAGATTCATAGAAAGGTTTAAGCAAGGATTTCATGAAGAGATAGTGCCTGACTTACCCACTATAACCAAGTCTACAAAACATAAATTAACTACTCATAAAGTCGCTTAATAGTTAAAGATACGACAAAGTTCCTTGGTGATCACAGTCTTAGAGTGATCGTTCTAAGACATAAATGCTTTTCGGAAAAAAATATCGACAGTTAATGGATTAAATTAATTAAGGTAAACTCACTCTAGATATAGGCCTGTGCCGATGATGCAAATCAGAATTAGATTTTCCCACCAAGTTGTAAGTTGTCTGGGTTTGGATGAGGGTGCAGGACATTTCCATTCGCATCAAAACATCCACTCTGCCGAGTACCTCGAATTGAATCTATAAACAACTGTCTAATGCTAGGGTAGCCATTAAATACTGCCATCCAAATACTGAAATAACCACTAGTCAACATGCCTTTCACTATTAGGTTTTGTATTGTTTGATTTTGAGGGGCTGTTTTTAAGTCTTCCAATGAATCCAAAGCCAAAGCCATAGCATTTAAACGCTGTGTTCGTCTGTCTTTTGCTACACCATCTACATCAGTATCAATAGGTTCATTTAAACCTACCAAATTAATTGTATTTACAGCGATAGCCTTTTGAGCGTTATTTAATGTAGAACTAGGGTAGACTTCACCATTATGGCGGTACTCGAAAGCATGAAAAGTATTGTCTCGATCAGGAAGATACAGCATATTAAATTGAATTCTTTTTGAACCTTTCTTAGAGTTACAATTTACACATGCGAGTAGAAAATTAGTCCAAGAGTTTTCTAACTGCGGTTGAGCATATGCTCCTTTCTTTGGTTCTATATGCTCAACAGCAAGATTAGTGGGAATTACTCTCTCACAGTAACTACAATACTGAGCTAACTTAATATTTCTATATTCACCAATTCCTATTCTATCTAATAGATAATCAAAAGACTCTCGATATTTCATAAAAACAACACCTACAGGAGCGTTGCCTTTAGATACTGGTCTCATAGTCCCTTCTCAGTCTTAAGAGCATACTTTCTTTCAAGAAATGCTTGATACGCCGGGTTGTTAGAGTATGGTGCAATAATACTAGCTAACTGGGCATTGAAACGTTCATGAAATTCTTCTGGTGTTAGATCCTCATTATCAAGGGTTTCTAAAAAATCATGAGCAGTATTTTTCATTTTTTCATATAGTTGTGACACTTGAGGACTAGAAACGCCCATGTTGCGAGCAATTTCTTCAATCCCCTTATTGTTATAATCTAATAATGGTTCGCCATCCATCATTATTAATTCACTACTATTACGTAATGATTGGATCAAAAAAGTAGAATGAGTTGTACATATAAACTGCATTTTAGGGAATATTGTTCTTAGGTCTTCAATAACTCTTCTTTGCCATTTAGGGTGTAAATGTAGATCAAGCTCATCTATTAAAATTACTCCCTTGGTTTCTGAGCAAATATTTTCTTTTAAGTGCGGATTAAGAATAGCTGCTCTTCTCGCTATATCACAAAATAAACCTAATATTGTTCTTTGCCCATCACTAAGGTGTTCGAAAGGCGTTGAACTGCCATCTTCAAAACGAACCATCACTCTTGATTCGTCAAAATCAAACCCGAATCCGACACAATTTTCCATAGCTGCTTTTGCAGCGAATTCGATTGCTGACTTCATTGGGCTTGGTGCTTTTTTTTGTATCTCACTTAATTCTAGTTTTAGTAACCATTCGCCAATAGCTTTATCATCAGCACCTGTATGGAAACAATCTAAATAGGGATCAAATCGTGAAAACTGCTTTGAAGCAGAGTTTTCAATATCAATATTTCCTTTTGAAATCCACAATCTGTCACATTCGTAAAATGCAATCACTGGTAAATCAAAATGATTATTCCCCTCTATGTACCTTAAAACATCACTACCTAGAGTCGATAAATTGAGATTATATTCCGTTGGGGAGTAAGAGCCATCATAACGATTCTCATATCGAATCCCACCAGTTAGATACGTAGTGGTAGAACCTTCTTCTCTATAACGTTTCCAGTTAACTTTACCGTTAATTGAATACCCCCTTCGACTGATGATTGGAAAAACGCCAGCCGCACTAATTGATGTTTTTTTAGTCAAGTCAAAGCGACCGTCTCTCTCAATTTCTCGTACTTCATTATCCTCGATTATCCGAAGATTCCTATCACTCTTAATGTAAGCATGTGCCCATCCAGCTAATGATATAGCTAATGCCTTGAGAAGAGAGCTTTTACCACTACCATTCACCCCTGCGATAAGGTTGAACTCAGGGTTAAACTCGAAAGTGTCTTCAGAGAAGAGTTTAAAGTTTTCTAATTGAATGCTAGTGATCATAGAGGGCTAATTAGGAAATAATTACTTTAAATATACCATTATTTTGACTTGAAGTTTTATGGAAAGCAACGTAAATAGTCTCTGTTTCAACTTGGACTACTAACTTAGTTTAAGTAAACCAATAAATAGTCCAAGTTTGGAGCTAAACCTCTAACAAACTTTGAAGCAGAAATAACTTAGAGCTTCACACTAACTTTGCAGTCTCTTACCAAGATGTGCCGCTATTATATCCATAACTTCCTCCCGCTCAAACGGTGCAACCCCTAGAAACTCTCTCGCGACGATCTCTTGATTAGGCATCATACTCTTCGCGCTTGTGAGCCCGCCAAACTGTTGCATGGCAGCGTATTCTTGATTACTACCCAGTTCTAGTTGATTGCGACCAATCTGATAATGCAGGCTATCAGCCAAAGTACCTGACTCGGTGAGAATGCGGTCGGTCCGTTGACCCTTTTTTATTTTTCGCTCAACTGTAGTACTACTGAGTTCGGCCCAGAGTGAACCATTAGGGGCTTGTTGTTCGATAAAGCGCTGCTGAGTGGATTCAAGCAAGTACTCACCAATGTCACCCAGTGCAGGCGTTAGGTTACCGCTTTGTTTGAGCAGGTTATTAAGGGCTTTGGTTATTGCTGTACGGCCCCTAGCTTCGACCTTGATATGAGTGCCAGCCATTTACTTGGGTTTTCCAATAGATTGCTCTCCATCGTCAGCTGTTATCTCCTCAAGTGGCGTGATGACATGAAGGCTTTCCCATACCTCACCAAACAACTCCAACTCACGGCCTTTAGCTTGCTGTTGTAATGTATCGATTTGCTGCTGCTTTTCTAAATAGCTTAACGTTACATCGTTAACTATCTCCAACGCGGCATCAACCAAAGGAGTTGGTAACCCTTGCTGTGGGTCTGCATCGGCTCTGTCGAGCATTGCAGCTAAGGTCTTATCCATTATTAGCTCCATTAGCGATAGCTTGTTCAACTAGCTTATCAAAATAGTTGGCAATATCTGCATTAAATTCTGCCAAGGCATTACGGTTTAACAACCAAGCGGCAAAGTGCTCGGCATGCCATTCTGCTGAATTAGTCCCGCCATAGCGGGTCAGTCCTTGAAATGCCGGAGCTGATGGGCCACCCGCTTTATAATGCACTTGATGACCTAACTCGTGTAACCAAGTCACAATGGTTCCGCTGTGACCTTTACTCTCACCATAGGTTCTAACGATATGGGACATTGAAAACTCAGGTTTCCCGCGCTTGTAAAATTCATGAGCTAAGGCAACCAATTGACGCAGCTCGTTTACATCCACTTTAGACAACGTTGTGGTGCTAGCGACTTTTACCACAACATGGTCAAAGTGCTTTGAGGTAAAGCCTCGGGTGTTTTTATAACCCCTTATAGCATAGAGATATCTGGGATTGTATTCACTCGGTTTAAGATAACCAAGTACTGCTTGCTCAATATCTTTTGCCCCTTTGTTGTAGAGACCCATTTCAGCCTGCTTAACAAAAACACTTCTAATATCGTGAATTTTAAGGAATTCACCCAATCTAGCGACTTGCGGGGCTGAGCTGTTTTTTGAAATAGCACTGAGCACTTGATTAAGACCATCGACATTGACACCTTTAACGGTACTAAAGGCTGTAGGTACCAGACGCTCTGGCACTTGATAAACCGGAGCCTTTTGTTTAGCAAGTTGTTGTTGCTTAGTCTGGTTAGCCGAACGCTTAGGAATGTAATCAAAGCCTGGATCAATCCCCTTTGGGATTTGATGCACTTCACCGGTGGTTTTGTCGGTCCAGTCACGAAGGCCATCGTTCGGCGCAGCAGCGGTGGTTAAGCCCTTCCGTTCAAGCTCTGACTGACTCACACCATAGATACGACATTTACAGCCCCAGCCATTTTGTGGGAAATGAGTTTGCCACCAAACATCTGACTTCGGCAGCAAGGTGTCATGCCACTTAAGATGCAATTCACGAGGATAACGGCTGTCACCGTGAGCATAGCGCCAATAGTCAAACTGCTGCAGCTGCTCATAGCGACCGGCGTTATAGCTCTGGCGCATATTGGTGTCGAAGATCACCTTAGCGCGCCAGCCAGCCTTGCCTGTATGCTGCCAGCCATGTTTGGCGACGATATTATTAAACTCTTTTTTAAACCAGGTCAGTGATTTCCCATCAGCTATGGCTGCATCAACCGCACGCCTAAAGTCATTAAGCAGATCATCTTTCATCGCCCCAGCTACACTAAAACCCGAGTTATGCCCATGCCGCCAAAGCTCCGTCCAGGACTCAGTAGGCACATTGAGCTTATTGCGAAAAAAGGTGATCTGTTCATTAAAAGGCAATGAGCCATCACGGGCGCTTGAAGGCATTAGTTATGCCTCACTCACATCATCGTTAACATCATACTGGCCCGCTAAATCAGCAGCCACTAAGGCTAGCTGCAACACTTCACTGGCTTCATCGATACTGAGATCTAACTCATTTAAGCTAACTTGCAGTGTCTCCAACGAATCCGCACTCTCGACTAATTTACGCACTTCATCGGTAAAACCAGCCAATATGGGCGACATGTTGGCCTGCAAGGTTGCAGACATAAGATCAACATCATCGACTTCTTGCCGTGCGTTTTCGCTTTGAGATTTAAGTGCCACGATCCGCTTGATGGCCATCTGCTTGAGTTTGGCCTGCGGTTCCTCAAAGGCTAATCCTGCACTTTTAGGTTTAGGTTCCGCTTTTGCCTGCTTAGTTAGCATCACCTCATCTTTCTGCGCCACGGGGATCTGCAATTTGTCCTGAGCCCAGGCTTGAGGAATAGCAAAACCAATATCGACCAGCTTAGGCAGAGATTCGGCATAGCCCTTAAGATCTTCGGCCTCAACCACGTTAAATACCAGGCGCGGGCTACGGTTCGGTGTGCGATAACTCTTACCATTGAGCATGTACATCGGCAGCACTAAGTCACGGCTTAAGGTGTTACCTATCTGTTTAAGATCTGAGTCCCGTAGCTCTTGACGCACTTCGTTATGGACATTCCCCAACGCATTAGTCGAGCTTTTACCGTCTGCCTGGCTGGTTAAGGTGCCTCCCAAAATGGTTTTAGATATGGTTTTCTCCATTAAAGAGATCATGTACTCAAACGGGTCTTTATTCCCCTTAGCCGCCTCTTTAAAATCAATTTCCATGCCTTTAGGGATAATGCCACCCGCGTTGTGGCCAATACTCATCACCGCTCGCAGTAGGGTTGCCTTCTCTGTTTTATCCGCCCCAGTGGGATATTTACCTAGGCGTAGTGGCAAGCCATAGATCTCTAAAAATTCGGCTAAGTCACGCACACCGTAGTTTTTAAACAGGAACGGCCAAGCTAACACGCGGGCTAAGCCGTTACGCCCCAGATAACCCGACTTAGTTTTATGCACATGACTGACCCAACCAAAGGGCTGTAAGGTTGCACCTTCAAGGGTGTTATCGCGCAGCCGCAGCTCGTTACGGTCAACAATGTTGTTAACACTGTTTGTGGTACTCGCATTAGTTTGGCCCGTCATGAACCAACTAGGATCTTTATAATTAAAGGCTTCGGGTAACCACAGCTTGCCCTGTTGCTGCCAGACGATTTCATTATTTGAAAAGCCTTTTAAGATAGCATCACTCATATCGAAGATGAGATCGTCTAAGATCTGCATGTCTTCAAGCTGCTCCGCCAACATATCAGCGTCTTTAATCTCGGCTGTAGAGGCATTACGCGGCGGTACTATCTGCCATTCAACATCGAGTAAGCTGCGGCGGCGCTTTTGCAATTCTGAGAAGATATGGCCATCTTTTTCTTCCATGTCTTCGGCAAGCTCACACTGCGCGATAAGGTCGCCTTGTTCAGCTTGGCTCAATATTCGGGCAAGTTTAGCCGGTGTTAAGCCACGGCTCGGGTGCTGAGCATAATGGCTATGCAGGTGCCCTAACTTGGCATTGTCGGTCTGCGATTTGACTAACACTTTCGCGCTTAGTTCTTTGACGCTAAAGCGGGTGCCGTTTCTATCAGTCTCAACTGTTTTGTTGGGTTCTATGGCCATGCTTAATAAGCTCCTCGGTCAAAACTGTGGTAATCACTCTCTTCATCAAAGTCATCATCGTCAGCGCTGCCTTTGCCAGGAATAGCGGTAAACTCAATCACGCCACCCTCCATCCAACTGGCACGTATGCCCATGGCTAAGGCCACTGCAAAGTCACCGTGGCGCTGTTGACCTGTGGTGGCGCTCTTGTCTGAGCCTTTATCTATTTTCGGGGTGCCGTTGCTGACTTTAATTTTGGCCATGTCATCGACAATGTCCTGATGCCTAGGAATGCTGAGGTTAAGATCTTCAAACTCGGCTTTGAGCTTGGGCATCCACTCGCGATACCAGGCTTCGCTTATCATCACTTGTTCGACCATGTCGGTGCCATAGCGGAACATCGCGGCCTCAGCCAAATAACCACCGTTCCCAGTGGCATCAAAGGCCATGCCCTGAAGACGCGGTAAGTTGTCGCAGATGTAGAACAATATTTCTCGCTGGGCGTCATAGGTCAGCTTGGCCAGCTCCACCACAAATGGCGTGCGTTTACTTAAATCAGGGGCTATCTCTAACGGCAGAAATATCGACAAATCACCACGGCGAGCAAAATCTTCACCAAAAGCGTGATTCCACAGCGGATTAAGCTTTTCTAGCTGTGGCTTTATCTGCTCACACCACTCTTTAACTTGAATATTACGGTGGGCCTCAGACCAGGTTTCAAAGTCCTCGGGAGCCTTAAAGGTAATAATCGGAATGGATTTATCTTTGACCATTGCCTCTTCAATGAGTACTCGCTTGATGTAGGTACCACCGCCCTGCTTTGGCACGCAGCCATACTCTTCAAGCGCATCCTCTTCGCAGGCGGTTGCCTTAAGCAGCCCCGCTTTCCAGTCATCCTCTAACTGCTGACTCCACTCAAGCTTACGAATTTGGCAGATACGTTGATACAAGCCCTCAGCACAGGCATCGTCGAGTGTAATACGATGCACGCTGTAATCTTTTTTACCCGCCCGGGAATCATTAATTAGTTCGTTAAATTGGTTATCTGTACCGTTATGGGTACTGATAAGTCGTACCTTAGCGCCCCACATAGTCAACGCTAATGCCGCTTTAAGCACTTCACCTAAACGGTCATGAAACGCTGCTTCGTCAATGGTGACGTTACCCTGCATACCACGCAGATTAGAGGGATTGGATGACAACGCTTGGATCTTAAAGCCAGAGTCGAAATAAATAGCGAAGGTGAGAATGTCTTTGTCTTCATCCTCATCACGAAAGATCTCTTCCTGAATTTCACCTGCAGCCTTGTTAAACGCTTTGGCCCACATGGCAGCCGCATCAATAAATTCACGCGCCATCTCCTTATTTGAGCCGACATAGAAGTGATTTGTACCACCCGCATTACGTGCAGCTGCTGCGGTGAGTACACCATCTGCTGCTTCAGCCCAGGTCAAACCGGTACGACGGGATTTTTCGGCAATTTTAAGTGGTGACAAATCCGCTATCCAGCGTTTCTGGTACGCCAGCAACACCTCGGCCGAGTCAAATTGTTCCATCTCAGCTTGCACAGCCTTAGCGACTTCTGAGCCCTGCGGGTGAGTTTCAATCTGTGCTGTATTCACTATGCGATACCCAATATTTGACGTTTAATCGAGTTAACAGCATCGGTTGATAGTCCTGCCTGGCTCGCCACTTTCACTGCAGCATTGGCGGCTTCTTCGGCGAAGACCTTACGGATCTCTTTCTCGCGTTTATGACTCGCCATCGCAGCCGATTCGAGGCGCTGCACCGCGAGCATGGCATCTTTAATCATGCCCACATCTGCCGCTTCGCCATCTTCGTTTAATAGGGCTTTAAACAGTTGCGAACGGGCCATTTCTAATATCAGTTTGGTGACTTCACCGGTGGGCTTATCGCCCAATTCAGCTGTCCAGACTTGGGTTATCTCACGCATTTCACGCAAACTTTTTCCCACTGCTTCCATCTTGCTGGCATAACGATTTAAACCTGCGCGGGAAAGCAGCTGTTCCTCCGGTAAGCCAGCAGCTTCAATCAGTGCATTAACCTCGTTGAGCAACTCCATTTGGGTAATAGACCCATCTCGTAAGCCAGAGTCTAAGGTCTTGCGGATCGCATCGGGCAGCAAGTCGACTTTAGAACGACGACCTCGGGTAGGATTTTCAGCGCTAGATGCCACAGGCTTCTTGTTAGTCATGGCTAATCACCGGCTCTGGGGCGTTTAATGCCTGGCACAAACGTGAGGCCGTCAACCACATCCTGACCGCGAGACTTAAGCTCGGCAATTAAATAGTTACCTTGAGGTTTCACCAAGACTAACCCTTGTTCTTCAAGCCAATAGAGCTGGGTTTTAACCGTGTCGTTACTCATTTCTACACCAAAACTGGCACAGGTATCGCGCACCATTGAATGGTTAGCACCAAAGCCCACCATGGCACCCAGCGCCGTCAGTATTGAACGGCGCTGGTGTTCATTTTTAATATCAATTAGTGCCATTAGCTTTTCTCTCTTAGTTCATTCTCGGTGAGCATTTCAGTCATGCGCTGCAGCGATTTAAGCTGGGGAGATACCGCTTTTAATTGGGCATTAACCTCGACCAGGTTCTTATCTAGGTGATGGAAATCATCTTTGCTTGGCAGTTGCTCTATATCGTTTTCTAGCTTGTCGACGCGCTTCTCTAACCGTTGGATATTGTCTTGCTTAGCGTAGGTTTTTGCCAGAATCCAGTTTGCACACAACAAGACCAGTGAGATGGTGGCGTAGATCTGCACCCAGTAGTTTTTGATAAACTCAAGCACATCTAGCTCCTTTATTCGTGCTGTTGCTGACATGGCACACAACGCACTGCCTGTAGGTTTGCAACTAATCTGTCAGTCCCAATTGAGCAGTGACAACTCAAACAGTAACGCACACCATCATGCTCATAAGGCTGTTCTATTTGATGGTTATGGCTTTGCTGGTTAGCCAATGCGTCATCGCGATGAAGCTGCTCTAGCTCACTCGCTCTATCAAACTGGTCACTCATTTAGCTATCCCAATATTGAATGGCCCTTTACTCAACAAGCCTTGCTGATGGCTCATCATCTGATTTTTGTCTTGGCTTCCTTTAGAGGAACCAAACCAGAAGTTAAGGATCTGTGGAATGGCGGCGGTCAATACGCCAATCACAGTGCTAAGCATGCCGAACAGTAAAGGGTTGATGTCTACCCCTTCAGCGGCATTGACTGCGTAATAAGCGAGTAGACCCGTGATGGTGAAGTAACCCAGTACAAACAAGGCTGACAGCAATATTTGTGGCCAACTATTTTGCTTAAACAGTTCACGGGCATTAGCTCTGTCTTGGTACTGCAGATCTTGCTCTTTAATGTTGAGTTCTTTGAGCTGCATCTTGAGCCCTGCATCGATGTTGCGCAGAGCAATAATCTGCTCTGGAGTCGCGTTCTTTATCTGCTTGGCTAACGCTTCAGGCTCTGTCTCATCACTGCCCAGTGCCAGCTGCACCGCGGAAATACCTAAAGCAGCAAATGGACCACCGATGATCTTACCCGCCAGCGGCGCTATGGCCGATATGGTTTTACCTAAATCAAAATCGTCAAACCAGCTCATGAATGGCTCCTTAGCATTTGATGGATCTCGTTGAGGGATTGCCTAGCAATGCCAGACGTTGAATTAGAGTGCTGCGCTCTACGCTTTAACCGCTCGGCCTGAATATCGACCCAGTTAACACTGTTCCAGCCCAGACGAAACTGGCTTTGCCAGGTGGCATCGTGACTGTAGAGAGGGCAAGGCGCTGAGGTGAATGCAGTAGATTCATGCTGTGACTCGAACACCAAACGCTGCTGCCGTCCCGTTTGATAACGTACTAATTGACGGCGATTCATGCGGAAGCTCGTATTGGAGTTTGTATAGCAGCTCTATACTGCCACCCAGGCCAGCCGTAACGGTTAGCCGCTTGATAGATAGCGAACTGGAGTTTAGTGATGCGATGCATCCAGCCCAATAAAAATACTGCTTGGCTAGGATCATTAATTACGATCCGGGCATATTTTCGCCCACGTCGAGCTAAATACAACGTCAGTAAGTCGTTATGATTATGGCGGTCGATTGCCGCCAAAGTATTAGGGCCGAGAATACCGTCTGGCTTGGCCTTTATTGCACGCTGCAGCATCTCAACAGCCAAGCTTGGCCCATGGTTTACCGCAGCATCAAACACGGCAATCGCTAATACATTTGGCAACTCATCACAGCGACACACACGCCAATAATCACGGTGATAGATACGCTTTGCTTTATCTAGAGTAAGGGTATTGAAATCAAGATTTGGATAGGCACGACGACTGAGGCCATATAGCGTTTCACCGCCACGGTCGGCAGCATGGTTAGAGTGTCCACCTTCAGCAGAGAGTATCCATTTAAAAGCCAGTTCAAAGCTCGGAGTAAAGAGCTGACTTAAATGCTGGTTTAACTTAGTTGCTATAAATGCTTGATGATGAGCCATAAAAAAACCGAGACAAGGAACATAGGTTCATTGTCTCGGTTTCAGGTGTTTAGCAGGATTGGAAAGGTTTCGGGATTAAAGTCCAAACTCATAGAATTTAAAATTTAGTGAGAAACTGTATCCCGTGTACCCCAGATTTTCTTAAATGCTGGCTTTTCATAAGTCAATTCAATAACTCTCTTAGAGATAATTTTATTCTGAGTTTCAATACTAAACCGAGTTATTTCATCCAGCGCAATAAACACTTGTTTTGATTGACCAATATACTCATTAATAATATTTTCAGTTGCTAGGACCTGAATCTGCTTAAACACTATCGTGTCATGGATAAGATAGGGTAATGCCGTTTTATTCAAAAGGGTCAAATCCAAAGAAATCATATTTGCATATGACTTGCCTGTACCGATATCTTTGCCATGAGAGAATGTGTAACTATCCTTATTAAAGCTCAACGTTGGAACAGCGCTACCTTCCGAGTAAAAAATTGCAATATATTCTGACAGCAACTCATTCACCTCAGCTTGAATGTCGCCCAGACATGAAATTAATATATCCTTACTCTCTTCCGCTATGTGCTTTTTTTCATCTACGGCACTGTTTGATGCATAGTTGAAGTTTATTTGGTTTTGTAGGTTCGTGACTTTTAGATGCTCTGAAAGTAACTCATCAACCAATTGCCCTGTCGAGCTACTAGCATTTGTTGAGCTCCTAATTTTATCACGTAGCGCCTCTGCAGCCCCAATGACCTCAGTAATACCTTCACCTAACTGTTCTTTTTCTTCATTAATATCCTTCTTAAGATATTGAGAGACTTTTCCATGAAAATTTTCAATTTGCTCTAGGCGACTTTCATTTACCCCAGGAAAGAACTCCACTAATCGATTAAAGTGCCGCTTATTAACTTTAGAGGAAAGGCTCAAGTTTCGGTCCACACGTGATAATTGTGACTCGAAACTACGCTTATCTCTCATAAGAGAGTCTATCCCCTCTTGCCTTTTCAGATTAATATCTGAAAGAAGGTTATTATAATTAATTGTACTATCATCTAGTGAAGATTTAATAACTCCAATATGCTTCTGAGTATTTTTAAGTTCTAACTCTGCATCTTTTAGTTCTTTTTTCTTTAATTGCTTTACAACATCAGTTTTAAAAGCACTCTTAATATTGGAGATTCTTTCTTCTATTTCTGCCTTTTTTATGTCAAAAGCTGCGATCAACTTATATTTTCTAAAAATTTTCAAAAGCACAGCAGTGCCTTCTCGCTTAGCCTCTCCCAGCCTTGCAGCAAGCGGAGCATTAGGGTTATCAGTCCCCCTGCCATAGACCCTTGTGAAAGGGCCAACTGTTTGCCTAAATGAAGGGAAATACTCATCAAACCCGTAATTTTTACAGAGGTATTGCTTAAACTCTTCAAGAGTAATTTCTATATACTTATCACCAATCCACTTTTTAACTTTATTTGGGTTCGCAATTTCTCGTATAAATAGCTGTTCAGTCGAATCAAACTCAAACCCTAGCGATAGTTCAAAATTTCCAACATGCTCTAAGATATTAGCATCTGACTTCAAGAGGCTTTCACCACCAAAAGCGAAGTCAATGAGGAGTAAAAATGATGATTTACCGATTGAATTAGTACCGTCACTAGGACCCACCACCACACTTAAATCTTTATTGAAAGTAACCTTTTCGCGAGATATAGCTGGACTGGAAATAAATTTTAACATTTCCTGATAACTCCTTTCCCATCATCCAAATCAATTTTATCTAATATATAAAGGACATCTATTGACCAGATAAACTCATCAATTGAATCAAAATGCTTCTTAGTTTTTTTATACAATTCAGAAAGGCTAATACACTCAAAGTCTTGACTAATGATGTATGTCATCTTGTAAATCATAGAATTTTCTAACGGTGTCGACTTAGATGGTGTGATCATTCTAAAGCCTCACAATTTTGAACAAAAAATGATGCAATAATATCTATTGCAGCCTCATCTTCTGTATTTGTTACATTTTTCAACCAATTTTTTAGCTCCCCATAAACTTGCAGCTTACTTAACCCTTGCTGCTTAAGCTTGACGTTAATGAGCTTGATCTGACCATAAATGGCTTCCGATTTATACGGTTCGTCCCTATCTAGCTCTTCAAATTGCTCTTTAATCACGTTGTAATATGCAACCACATTCGTTTCTATACTTCTTCTTAGTACAAGGCCAATTGACTTATCAACGCCATCATTAGTTTTTTCATGCACTCTTTTAGGACTATGACTTAGTTCACCAGCAGAGCTTAACTCTTCCTCGCTAAGCCCAGACAAATTATTAATAACATCAATAATTTCTTGTTCGAGCTGAACTGTAAACCATTGATTAGAAATCATTGCCTTCTTTTTAATGTGTAATTTTAGCTTACACATATCTTGATAGCCCTCAACAGTACGAGGTTTATCATACTTATCGTGGCAAGGTTGGCATAGTGCGATCATATTATCGATACTTTCTGTATCTTCGTGTAAAAGTTCTACATCTTTAAGCAAATCTTTTTCGCTTGGAGTTGGCGAGCTTGGATAAATATGAGCAACTTGGAAGCGATTAAAGTTTTTACCACCGACAACTTCAGTAAGTGGTTTTTTACAATAAGGCATAGGACACACGCTATTCACTTCTTGCAATAGATAGTTCTTCTCATTATCAGTTGGTTTACGTCTGCTCATTTATGGCTACTATATTAGGTTTAACACCTAAATTATGGCTAATTTTATAACTGATACTCTCACATAAATATTTTATTTTCAACAAGATAGAAGCTATAAACCTCATATCTCATTTACCTCCTCAACCCTCTTCAGTAAGGGCTAGAGAATTGTTTAATCAAAACACTTGGATCGCAGCTCAGTAGTCAAAACAATCTCCTCTGCTTCCTCGCCACAAACGCCGCTCTCTGCTCTGCAATGATCTGACTCACTCGGCGCTCAGTAAGGCCATAATCACGCGACAACGGCTCTAGATTATTACCTTTAAATTCACGCCAAATGCGGATATCACGCAGGGCATCTTTGAGGCGTTCGCCATTGGGGATATAAAGGTCGCGGCCACCAAGATAAGTGCTTAAAGTGGTGGCTAAGGCTTCGCTAATGGCCAGAGCATTACCGACCTTTTGCCCCTCAAGGGTGACTCGCATCAGCTCACAGAGGCTTTGCAGAGTTGATGGCCAGCGCTTTATAAAGTCGGTTCGCTCGTCTGGTTTGAGTGTTTGTAGGGTTTCGAGTGCCTGTTCGAGCTCAAAAGCACTGCTATGAATTAAATCCATTTGTTGTTTATCTATCATCTTATTCATAAGATAGCCCTCCGTTGGCTTGCATTAAATATAGCTCAACAATGTGGTTATAACTGGACAATTGATCGTGCTGTATATGTAGTAATTGTTCGCTGTCTTTTAAACGTTGAAGTAGTACGCGCTTATGCCACTGTTTTAGGCTTTCTAGTACTCTATTCGCTAGGGTTTCGGTGAGCCAAGCGGTACTGTCGACGCCCTGTTCTTTTTCTGCTGTGTGCGTTTTTTCAGCCTTAGCGCCTTTAGTTATGCGACGTACATAGGCATCGAGTGCCGTTTCACTGCGATCGTTAATAATATTGTGCTGGTACATGGTGATCCAGATTGCACGGATTTTATCGATTTGTGGCACTTTACTCTGACCCGATGCAGGGCTTAAACGCCCTTTAAACTGGTTTTTACTTTTCTTTGTTACCGGTTTAAACCCTTTCTGTTTGAAGCCCTCTAATGCTTGCTCTAGCTCTGGCAGGCTCATGGCACGCAATGAGTCTTTGCCGGTACTGGTCTTTAGCATGACTCTGTAAAGCTGCTCATCCAGATTTAAGTTAGCTTTGGCAACATTAATCAGCGTGATGAGTCGTTTTTTGTGGCTGTTGTTTGGCGCTGGTACATATGGATGCATATTGCCTCCTGATTAAACGCTGGGCTGTGGTTGCTGTTACAGCCCTTGGCGTTAGTTGCTGGATGATGATTAAAGTGAACTAATGTCCATTGGAAGCTGGTTGTATTTACCACTGGGCATACGCTCGTATAAACGCAGGTATTCACTGGTGCCGGTGACTTGTATCGCATCGGCAATGGCTTCCATCGCTTGTTTCCATTTAGTGTCATCGATATCGAGTTGACGTAGGCTCAGTACTTGGTTGACGTTTATGCGCCCTTGTTGATCGACTCGGAACGCGTGCTCTACCATGGCCATCAAACGTGTGTCGGCTCCCCCTGACCAGGAGTGGATACACTCATCTATCAGCGCTTTAGCTGTTTGAATGCGTTCGTCAAACACTCGATGTTCACCTACGGCGCGACGTATTTGATATTGTCCGTCAAAGCTAGTTAACGACACATTACCTTTACTGCCTCCAAATTTGACGCCGTATTCGCTGGCACTGAGATCGACAAAGTCGATGATCTGTCCCATGGTTGCCAGCTTAAAATCCAGCATGGCCTGACGTAGTACCTTGGCGGCGGTGACAATATCAGTCACCACATCGTCACGTATTTTGTCGACGGGTTTTATCTGCTCATCGGGGACTAGGTGCCCTAAGGCATTTTGTCGAAAACCAGCGGGGATAGTTTGCCTTTGGCTTTGATCATGATCTTGGTTGTTCATGCTTGTTTCCTCTTGATTAATTTAGTACTTACGGTTGGCTTGCTGCTTGAGTTGTAGGTAGAACCCATGGCTAATCGTCTATCCAACGGATACAAAAGCCAGCGAATTGGATCACATGACAACGGCGGCGAATACCTTTAACGTTTTCGATGATCTCGATGGCGTCTTGTTTAAAGTCACGACTTGGGTGAGCTATCAGGATCACTTTGTTTTTATTGCTAATGACCCGCATCCCGCGAAGACGCAACGCTGTGACGACATCAAATTTATTTTTCATTTTCACTCCTCGTTAAATTACTCGATGCAGCACTTGGCTGACCTTGTGTGAGTAGCCGGTTGTAACGTAATTCCATGGCTTTTAGCTCTTGCTTTAGCAACTCACACAGCTGCCTTAGGCCACCACCGTCTGTAACTGATTGACGCTCTAATCGGCTGTATACCGCGTCGGCGCTATAACGTTTAGCTGCTGTGGCATCTGTATTTACGGTCATGGCAATACGTTTAAACTGCTTTTTTATGGGCAAAACTGAGTGGTCGCAGCCACTTCGACAAGCACGATATAACCTTAAGCGGATCGGGTTGCTGGTTGAGGTATTCCCCTGGTGTTTGTCACATTGGTGTAGGGCTATGTCGCCTAAAATGGGACAATGCACCATACGGTTCATGTAGGCACCTTCGACAAGCTTCTGCATCCGTTTTAGATCGCCAGGATATTTGTCATTAATTAACTGGCTCACTACTGTTTTTGAGACGCCGAGCTCCTTGCCAACATGCTCTTGCCCATGAGCAGCGGCCTGTTCTTTGAGAATGTGTTGCCATTTATTCATGATTGTCATCCTTGAATGGGTAGAAAACTTGGTTGTTTTGATCCCACATACCGCCTCGCTGGGTTCTGGGGTACAAACGGCCGAGATCTATCATTAACCGAAATTTCACACATGATTTTCCTGTCGCATTTTTAGTGCGCATCACCCGCCTGACTAAGCCACTCTTCTCTAAATGCCATACATAGTTGTTTATGAGTGATTCAGATGCATCGGTGGTGGTTTTTAACAGGTTGACGGTGAACACTCGATGGATCCTGATTGCATTCCATAGCTGTTGTGAACGCGTTGATGCTTTTACTCTTCTAGGGCTTTTTCTTACCTTGGGTTGATCAACAGTGAGCATTTGGCGTTCGATACACGTTCGATAAATGTACCCTTTGTCTTTTACTCTTTTTTCAACAACCTCAATGGCATTCTTCCTTAATAATGTTCTCGTTAAACCGACAATCTTATTGGTTTTAACGTTGAGTAACTGTGCAATTTCTTTGCACGTAAACGAAGTTTTGTTACACATCAATCCCCACGCTTGATGCGTTACATTTCTGTTGTTTCCGAGGGTAGCCATTCTTCTATCCTTGATTTTTATTATTGAATTAGCGCACGGATATCAACGATGTTTAGTCGCTAACGACGGCCATGATTTAGGAACAACTGACCGTCGCCCCACAACTCTTTATCGATGAAATCTTTTTCGTTAGTCAGGGCAAAGCGTTCAATTTTTTCTAGGGCGATGAGTATTCGTCTAACTTCGCCGCCACTGCGCACTCGGATAAAATCCAGTAGGTCTTCACCGACCTTGATCCCCTGCTCTAGAAGCTCACAAGCAAACATGCTGACGTCTTCATTATCAGCGGGCATAAACTCCACCCACTCGCTGATACGATTGAACAGTTGTTTACGGTGGCTAATGCGACGTGCTATCTCCTCCATGCCGATAAGCACTACGGGTAACTCGGTGGCGTCGTAAAGGTCGCGGATGGTTTCCATGGTCTTGGCCTGCCCGATGATGTGATCTGCTTCATCAACGAAAAGTGCTATCTGTTGGTCATTCATGGTGTCGGTGATGAAGTCCACTGATTTACGCAATGGGTACATTGGCTCTGAACCTAGCTCCTTCATCACTCTGGCTAGAAATGAGCTTGGGGTGTCAGTGGCATAACAACGTACATAAACCGGAAGGTTCCCCATGGCAGTAAGCTGATTAAACATGTAAGTAACGGTGGTGGTTTTACCGAATCCACTGGCCCCATGAATAAGTCCTATACCAGGGGTTATTTCACTTCTACTTTGTAGATTCGAGAACATGTCTTGGGTACGTAGTACGTTTTTTACTTCTACTGTCTTATGTTTCATAATGTCGTTCCTTGAGGTTTGCTTTGGTTTTACTTGGGTTTAATCTGGCATTAACCAGGGTTTATAGGTTGAGCAGCTATTTCACTTGCCGGTGGGGCTGCTTGGCCTGTTTTAAAATTTTGTCTAATCGATTACGCTGCAACACGTTATTCAGTCGATATTTTTTAAGCCATTTTTGCTCTGTTTCATTGAGTTCACGGTCAAGCGAGTTTGCTGTGAGCATCGCTGCTTTCTCATGATCGCTACGTACAATACGACTCTCCTGCACAGCCTGACTTTCTCGTCGCATCTGCATTGCCTCACGTTGGCGCTCGATGGCCATGAGTTCTGTTTCACTCAGTTGATTTTGTTTCTGTATAGCGGCATTGCTTAGGCCATGAATGGCTGCATTGTTGTGACTGGTGATCTGTTCGAAGTGAGTAAGAGTGGCGCGATAGGCTTTCTTTTGTGCCAGTTCATCAGCATAAAGAGTGTTAATGCCAAACTCTTCCTGCAACCGTTTGGCTGTTTTACGAAAGGTGGCAAGCTCTTTCTGAGTCTGCTTACGACGCTCACGAAAGGCCACAGGAGAGATCCCTTTATTGACCAAATCCATGTTGACGGCGTCTACATACTCTTGCCAGCTATCTTCGGGGTACAGCGTGGCGCAACCGATATCATTAGGATCGATAAACACCCTCACCTGTTGGCGCTGCCAATGAACCTCCATTAGCTCAGGTGCGGTATATTTAACACCACCGGCTTTGATATAGCCGCGAGTGACCTTGGCGGTGCCAATAAAGTTAAGCAAGGTATCGAGCACATGCGGATTGGTGATCACGCGTTTTTGATAACCGGACTCTGCATAGAGCTCAAATGGTGTTTTAGCTAAGGTGTCATGTTCAACATGGTGATAGTCGAACTCTAGGTAGTCATTCAGTACCTGCTGCAGCTGCTCTGGAGTAAGGGCTAGCTGTAGTCTTTCGGCCTCGACTTTCTTTTTTCCTTGACCAATACGCTTGGCAAAATTATGCATAGCTTCAATCTGTTGTCGATCGTTAACGCAATGGCCGATGTAACCTGGCATCTTTTCCATTAATACACGGCTCATGGTGCCAAAGAAGCGCTCGATAAATGGTTTTTCCCAACCTGAAAATGCAGCCGCTTTAGAGATCTTTAAATCCAACATGTTGAAGATGGTGGTTGTTCGCTTTGACACGTAATCGCTACCATTATCGGTACGCATGATCGCGCCCTCTTCGGGTATTCCCCATTCAAGCAACGTTTTACGAAGCAATAAGCAGATAGCCTCACTATTAGAGGTGGGCGATACGATTAATTGAACCCGATGTGTGTAGGCATCTATCACCGCTACAACACTATGGCGGGTGAGTTTTCCATTAACGTTAAGCTCAATATCAGTGGGAGTTGAGTCAAACTCCCACACTTGGTTAGGCCCATCAATCTGTGGGTACATGGTGGAAAATAGTGGACGGTATTTGTCTGTGTATTTAGTGGGATTAGTGGTATATGCATGTTCTAATTCATGGGTTACTGCATATTGGTTTAACCAGCGTTTAAACGAGCTTATAGAGGGCAACTGCCAGCTATACTCTAAAGCCCTAACAACAGCCATATCTCGCACTTTGCTAGCTTGCTTTAATAGGTGTGGTTTTTTAGTGACCAACGCCAATAAGAATTCACCCAAGCGTGGTTGTTCATCAATTTTGGACTGCTTGACTGCTTTATACTGCACAGTTAGTCCGATTATACCTTGCTGACTATAAGCTTTAGACCAGCGATAAAGCGTTCTTTCAGCAGCTTGTTTAACGTGAGTACGTACATCTTCATCGGGTAAAATGAGTGCTGAATTAAAGCCTTTAACAAAAGCATTAATACCATCCGCTTTATTACCAGCATCAATATACGGTGCCATGAATTGCTCAAAGCTATTAATCACTCTTTCGCGTGCTCTGGCCTTTGCCTGCTTAGTTTCATTCAGACACATAAACTGAGTTAAACCTTGGCTTTTACTCTTTATGCGTTGATGCCTTGATTGTATTGCGAGAGCTGACTTTTGCTTTAACGTAGATTTGGCCGCAACGGTAACTGGGCTTGTATTACTCTCTACAAGCTTAGCCCGCAAGTATGCTTGAGTTTCAATAGGTAGGCTCTCGATATAGTATTCAAAGCCTTTACCTTGAACACACTTTTTCTTTGCCCAACATTCACGGTTAGCAAGCTTTCGATTGCCCTGCACTGTGGTGTACATGCCTGGCACATTGAGTAACTCTTGAAGCGTAAAATATTGCTTATCCATACTGATAGCCCATCAAGTCAAAACTAATTTCAACCGATAAGTCACGCAATATACTCTGCGACACTTTGCCCCATTTGGGCTTAATGCCTGTATCAGGTGCAAACATTTGTACGCACTTTTGGACCGTTCTTGGATTGTAGCCTTCCCTTAATGCCCATGAACGGCAGCTAAGTCCCCTTCTCATCAACGCCGCATGGACTTGATGAGCGTTTTCAATCTCCATCTAGATCGCTCCTTATTTAACAAATTTGTGATAACATTTAATTCGTTCGCATTGCGCAAGTTGCTGGAACATAAGAAAAGTAACGTTTATACGCACTGCGTACAAATGTAATGATACGATCACATTTGTACGCAGGTCAAGCATGTTTGCTCTGTTTCTTTCCTTATGTTTTACGAGTGTAATCACAGATGGCTTTTATTATTTAAATTCAGCAACATAGACAAAAAGAAACGATTAATGAAAAATGACAACAGTGTTTCTTTTCCAACAAAGGGAAAAGAAACGTTTGCAGAAAGATTGGAAATGGCTATTGGCAACACAAGCGTACGCGCTTTCGCAAATGCTATAGATATCTCTGAAGGGGCTTTACGAAAATATTTGAAAGGCTTATCGCTACCGCAGATTGATAAAGCTCTACTGATGGCAAAGCAAGCTAACGTTTCTCTTACTTGGTTACTTGCTGGAGAGGAGGAACTACCGAATACTCACAACGATTCTGAAACAGCCACAGCTGTTGCCATTAGTGAGTTTAATGAAGAGTTTATTCTTATCCCTGGCTATCATGTTGCAGTGAGCACAGGCCACGGAAAGCTATGCCCTGATGAACAGATTAAGCGCCATTTGGCATTTAGACGTAAGTGGTTAAAGTTCAGGGGATTTGTAGCTGACGGCCTAGCTGTTGTTTTTGCGTCTGGTGATTCAATGGAACCGACCATACATACTAACAACACACTATTAGTGAACACCGCAGATACGAAACTGACCGATGGCAGTATCTTCGTATTGCGTTTTGGTGAAGAGCTGTATGCCAAACGCCTACAAAAGCGCTTTGATGGGGATATCCTTCTAATTAGTGATAATAAGGAGTATGAAGATCAGATAGTGAAAGCTGATGAGATAGACAAACTCCACATAATCGGCAAAGTTGTCTGGATCGGAAAAGATCTCTATTAA